AAGACGGCATACGAGATGCCTAAGTGACTGGAGTTCAGACGTGTGCTCTTCCGATCTCTCAAGGTTGGCTCTTCGTGATCATCTTCCTGTGGATTCTCTTCGACATACTCCTCCTGCTTATCCTAACTGCTTGACTTCCCTCCAGTTTCGCCCCGGCTTCGGTCGGGGCTTTCTTTTGCTTCCTCTCACGCAAGTCTTTGAAACACCACCTTTAGGAACCTCGATCCTGACTTATGGAAAACCTTCCGTTCTCACCTGAAACGCTCATCGATGAGCTTGACGCCATGTATCCAGAGCGGTGCCCCGATCCCAACCTGTCGGAACGCGAGATATGGATCGCTGTGGGGCGGCGGGAGGTCGTGAGGTTCCTCCTCGAATTGCGCAGACGAAGCCAAGAGGTCCATCAACGTGTGCAGCCCTGATCCACCGAGCGCACCAGCGGTCCCGGCGACGCCCGAGCCCGAGCCCGTGGATGCGCAATTCGACCCTAATACATCTTTGAGAATCCGGAACGAGACTCGCCAAGCCATCGCCAGTGCGCGAGGGACGCGGGCCTTCCGGATTCCCCTCAACGCAGCCGGGAGGGCTCAGCTCTGATGTGCCTCTTTAGCAGCCCGAAACCGCCGCAGCCTCAGCCGCTGCCCGAGCCTAAGCCCACTCCTTCCGTTTCTTTCGGCTCCAACGAGGAAGTCCGAAAGCGCAATCGGAAAGAGAAGGACGTGAAGACGCCGAAGAATCCCTTCGCAATTGACCTCCAGACCGGTGATGGCTCGACGGGACTCAACGTCAAGTCTGAATGAAGGGTCTCGCGTCTCTCTACGACAAGATGGAAACCCGAAGAGAAGCCTCCCTGAGGCGCGCTCGGGCTTGCTCTGTCGTGACGATTCCGGGGCTGTTTCCTCCGGAAGGCCACAACGAAACCAACGTTCTCCCTACGCCCTACCAGTCGGTAGGCGCGCGCGGCGTCTCCAACCTTGCCGCGAAGCTACTCCTTGCGCTCTTCCCTCCGGGCGATTCGTTCTTCCGAATGACTCTCGAAGAGGAGATCAAGGAAGAGTTGATTCAAGGCGACAAGAAGCTCTACTCCGAGCTGGAGGCCGCACTCGCCGCCTACGAGAAGCGGGTCGTCGCGGCTATGGAACGCTCCAGCATGCGGCCCTCGTTGTTCGAGTTGCTTAAGCTTCTCATCGTGGGCGGAAATGCGCTCCTCCACGTGCCGCGTGACGGCCTTAGCATTCGTGTGTTCCGGCTGGATGAGTACGTCTGTAAGCGAGATCCGTCCGGCAACCTCATGGACTTGATCATCCGCGAGTCTGTCCATCCCGAGAGCCTTAAACCTGAGATCCGAGAGCTGCTCACGCAGGACGAGGACGTGCAGGTAGCGGAGCCCAAGGGCCACGTAGGAAAGGACCGGGAGCGGGTCTACCTGTACACCCGAGTCTACCTCGAAGACGGCGAGTACAAGACCTACCAAGAGATTAACGAGCAGAAGGTGCCCGACTCCGAAGGGCGCTATCCCGTGGGCAAGTCCCCTTGGTTTGCTCTGCGGTGGGCCAAGATTGACGGCGAAGACTACGGTCGAGGCCTCTGCGAAGAACTTCTAGGCGACCTTGAGACGCTCGAATCGCTGTCCTACTCGATGACCATAGGCGCGGCAGCGTCGGCTAAGGTCCTGTTCTTCGTTAGGCCGGGTTCTACGACCAACGCTAAGGACTGCGCTAAGGCCGACTCAGGGGATTTCCTGTCGGGAGATGCGAACGAAGTCTCCACGCTTCAGCTCGAAAAGTTTGCCGACTTCAGGGTGGCCTATGACCTTGCACAGAGAATTGAAGACCGGTTGGCTACGGCGTTCCTTCTACGCGAGGCTGTTCAGCGTGATGCTGAGCGTGTCACCGCTGAGGAAATCCGCTACATGGCAACAGAGCTTGACGATGCCTTGGGAGGTATCTTCTCGCTACTAGCTCAGGAGCTTCAGCTACCTCTCGTCAACCGGATGATCCTCAACCTCAAGGCGGCCCGGAAACTTCCGCAGCTTCCTGAAGGCGCTATGGAGCCGGTCATTGTGACGGGCCTCGATGCGCTCGGCAGATCTACCGAACTCCGCAAGCTAGACGCGCTTGGCTCTTTCGCCTTCGAGCTGGGCCCGGAACTGGCCGACAAGTACATCGATATCGCAGAGTTGATTCAGCGTCGCGGCACGGCGCTCGGTCTCGACACAAAGGGCCTCATTAGGACTGACGACGAGATTCAGCAGCGGGAGCAGCAGGCGCAGGCCGCAGCATCCAACCAACAGCTACTCAACAACCTCCCCGGATTGATGAAGGAAGGGGCCAACATCGCCGCAATGGCAACAGGAGACTCAAATGGCGGAAGCCAATAAGCAGCCCGAGGGGCGAATGCCCACGAAAGAGACCGTCGTCATCAAGCAGAAGGACAAGATTGGTCCCGGTAAAGTCGAGAAGGACGAACGGAAGCCTCTGCCGCGTGACCCCGACGACCGGGGCGCAGGGAACCGGCCCGAAGTAAAGGTCGGGGTCATCAAGCTGACCAACGGGCACACTCGAATTGACCGATAAGGCTTCCTCAGAGGCAGCCCCGGAACCGGGGACGCCCGAGTACGACAAGCAGATGGCGGCTGAGTACGACAAGGCTCAGAACCCGGACACGAGCGTAGAGGGCTCCGATGCCATCTCGAAGAACGCGACTGTCCCCGCCGAACGCCCTGAGCATATCCCGGAGAAGTTCTGGGATGCTGAGAAGGGCGAGGCCCGCTACGAAGAACTGGCGAAATCCTACGCCGAACTTGAGGCCAAGCTTGCAGGTAAGGACAAGGACAAGGCGGACGACAAGGACCAGTCCGACGAGCCGAGTGACGACGCAGATAAGGCTAAGGAGACGCTCGAAGCAAAGGGCGTAACCGAAGAAGAGTTCAACGAGTGGACTGAGACCTTCCAGAAGGAAGGAAAGGTCACCGAGGAAATCTACGAGCGCCTCGAAGGTCTTGGCTTTTCGCGGACTACGGTCGATGCCTATATCGAAGGCCAGCAGGCTCGGCAGGAGCTGTACGAGAACAAGATGTTCTCCGAGGCCGGAATGACCAAGGACCAGTTCCAGACCTACACCGAGTGGGCCGCAACGAACTGGAAGGAAGGCCTTGACCAGTACCACGAGCAGCTTGAAACCGACACTGTCGGTGCCCTCAAGAGCCTGAAGGAGGCCTACGTGTCTGCCAATGGCGAAGAACCGAGTAACCCACTGACTGGCGACGGTTACGGCCAGACCAGCGGTGGCTACGAATCGCAGGCTCAAATCGAGCGCGATATGTCTTCGGACGAGTACAAGAAAGACCCCGCGTTCCGCGCGAAGGTCCAGCAGAAGCTCGCCCGAACGCCCGAAGATATCGTCTTCGGGACTTGAAGACTTGAGGCTGGGCTTTCCAGCTTCTCTTCTACAGTCTCATTCAACCCCAAACTCAACATGGCCTCTCTCCGGAGAGATAACCGTGGCCGAGGTTGTGGTGACCCGGAGACTCACCCTCTGATCACTTAACAACTGGAGACCCTCCATGACGAACGCAACTGTCTCTCGTCTTGGTCAGGTCAATGGCGCGAACGACGAAAAAGCGCTCTTTCTAAAGGTGTTTGGCGGCGAGGTCATGACGACCTTCCGCAACATGCGAATCATGGGTCCGGAAACCCACCGTGTTCGCAACATCACCTCTGGCAAAGAGGCTCAGTTCCCGGCCATCGGCAAGGCCACGGCGGCTTACCACACTCCCGGTGTTCAGCTCACCGGTCGGGTGATCAACCACGCTGAACGCGTAATCGGCATCGACCGGATGCTGATCGCAGACACGTTCGTGGCGAAGATTGACGAGCTGATGAACCACTACGAGGTCCGCGCGGACTACGCGTCGGAGCTGGCCGAAACCATCGCCCAGACCTACGACCTCGACGCTCTCACCGTCATCGCCAACGCAGCTCGTGCTTCTGCCACTGTCTCGGGTAACTCGGGCGGCTCGACCATCACGGGCACCTCGACCAACTTTGAGACGGACGGCTCGGCACTCATCGCCGGCCTGTACGACGCAGCCGTGGCTCTCGATGAGAAGGCCATTCCGGAATCTGGCCGCCTGTGCGCAGTCAAGCCCGCTCAGTACTGGAACATGATTGAGGACACCGATTCCGAAATCATGAACCGGGACTACGGCGGTCGCGGCTCGCTTGCTACCGGCGACTTGCCGATGGCTGCGGGCTTCATGATTCTGAAGACCAACAACCTGCCGAACTCCAACCGTACCTCGCAGGAATCCTCGCAGTACGAAGGCGACTTCCGTAAGGTCGAAGCCCTCTGCTGGACGCCTCCGGCTGTAGGTACGGTCGAACTGCTCGGCATCACGCCGGACTCGTGGGAAGAGAAGAACCGTCGAGGCCACATGCTCATCGCTGAGATGGCTGTGGGTCACGGCATTCTCCGACCCGAGTGCGCCGTCGAACTCGTCAACGCTTAAGGCGCGGACAAAATAAGCAACTCCAAGCCCTCACCGGGAAACCGGTGGGGGCTTTTTTTCGTCCGCAGGAGGACTAAATGGAAATCTTTGTTTCCAAGTTTATTAACGCCCTTGAGTACGACGAGACTGGTGCGCTCCGACGGGCGTTCGAATTCGCAAAGAATAATTCAGGGCGGGTTACGCGAGTGACCGTAGATCCTGCTCTATGCCGAATCTCTTCGCCAATCCAGATTGAAACTTCGAACCTTGAGGTGTTTATTCCGGCCAGCTCCACGGTGCAGGCGAGGGACGAGTTCGATGTGGCTCAACTCAGCGGCTCGATGTTCTTCGTTGGCGCCGATGACGAACTCGCCGGCTACAGCAATGTGGTGTTCCGGGGCGGGGGCAAGCTTGATGGCAACAACTCGGCTCTAAGGGCGGTTTACTTTGCTGGCCCGCACGTTCGATGTGGGGTTGACGGCCTCGTAGTAACAGGGACTCGCGGCACGGCCTGTCTTAAAATCAGCGCGGCGACAAACGTGAATGCCGCAGGCGGTACGGGAGAGTATGCGGACTGGTGTTTCTTCACGGATAACATCGTGGACGACGTTCATGAAGGCCTAGAGTTTACTTATGCGACCAACTGGAAGAACGAAGGAAACTCCGTAGAAACGTCCGACGACTACACGGTAGAGTTCGGGACCGACGACGTTGACCCCGATGAAGACACCATCACACTTGAAGGCCACTCGTTCAACACGGGCCATCCTGTATCGGTAACGTCTACCGACACCGTTCCCGGAGGGATTGGTGCCGCTCAAAGATACGTTATTCGGATAGACGGAGACACGATTCAGCTCACCGATGCCGTCGGCAACGACCCTATCAATATCACTTCGGTAGGCGCGGGCACGCACACGATTGGTCGGTATCCACAGGAATGCTTAGAGTCGGCTAATACCGAGAACGGCTTGGTGACTGACAACCTCTGCGTCAAGCGGGGTACCACCAATAGCTGCTTTAACGCGTTCGACCGGACTATCTCGCTTTCTGTTACTAACAACGTCTTTGTGGGCGTGGGCACCCCTGTGGCTGGAGTTGAGATTGACTGTGACGACCGCCACGTCTCTGGAATCAACATCTCTGGAAATTCCATTCGAGGCGCTTTTTCAGCGGGCGTGTCCCTCAAGAAGCGTGATTACTCGGAGACGTTCGCCGCAGGGGACGTAGACACTTCTGAAGACACCATCACACTCGAAAACCACGACCTCATGGACGACGACCTCGTCTACTTCGTGGCGGGTGGCAGCATCTTTGGGGGCGTTACCGAGTACGAACCGTACTTCGTACGTAAAGTTGACGACGATACGTTCCAACTCACAGAGTTCATCGGCGATGACGCGGTCTCTTTGACTTCTCAAGGCTCCGGCACGCATAGCGTGTTTAGGTTCAACCCCGGTATTGTCATCGCGTCCAACACGATAGGCCCCTTCAGCAGTGGGGAGATTAGCGGAAGCGGGATGCTCATTTCAAACGATTGTCTGATCGTGGGCAATTACCTTTTCGGCTGCCATACCTATGGCATTCAAGTTGGGCAGTTCGATAGTACGCTTAAGGGCGTCGCTATCAAGAGCAACACGTTCGTGGGCGCGGGGATCCAGGCTGTACAGGTGAACAACGCAGCGGAGAACGGCTCACCCACGACTATTGTGGGGAACGACTTCGCCACGTTTGCCGGCAAGCCGGACTACCACATAAACGCGAAGAGCAATCCGGTGACACTCGCCAACAATGAATACATCGATGACGCTCGAGTTAACAACGAGCTTAACGTACCAACTTAATGGAGGCCATTAATGACTGTTGCCACTAAGGCCGGTCAGATGGCGGTGTCGGCAGGGGGCTTTGCCCCCTCCGGCTACGTATCTACCGTATCTACTTCTACCTCAGCGGGTGCCGAACCTGTACCAGCGCGCGCAGACCTCTTGCGGGTCGTCAATCTTGACAGTACTAACCTAGTAAAACTCGCGTTCGGAGACTCCGAGGCCGACGCTAAGAGTAATGCCGAGAATGGCCTTGCATTGCTGCCTGAACAGGAAATTTATCTGCGAGTTCCGAGGGCTGCCACCTATTTTGGCTATGAAGCAGCCGCAGGGACTCCGGACATTTCAATCACTTTCGGGCTTTAATAACTATGTACGACAATATCCGGGTGGTTTGACGTGGCGACCTATTACGTAAGGGCTGACGGAACCGCGGGCGGCATGGCGAATGCGACCGGGCCTGCAACCGATCCCACCAAATGTGGCGACGTAGATAATTTCAATTCGTTCGCCGGTTTCCAGCCGGGGGACATAATCATCTGGTCGGGTCTTGGCGGCGCGTTCGCCGACACCACGCTAAGGTCCAGTTTTCACGCTGTCATGCACTTATTCTTCAATGGCGCTGCTGGTAATCCCATTATCATTAGGGGGCAAGATAACGCGAATCTGCAACACGATGGAGGCGCGGCCAACGGCGCAGATCCCGACGGGCAACGCGGCATTAATTTTGTTGGGACCCGACAGCACATCGAAATCGAAAACTTCACCGTGACACAAACCGGCGATGCGTCAGCCACCAGCGCACAAGGGTTACGCGCTGGTAACACGACAGGGGGCAGCGGCGACGAGCCGAACGTCATCCTCAGGAACGTCGATTTTGTGGGCACGGGCACAACCGACGCGGATGCAGTGTCGCTATTCGATAACACACAAATACAATTCGACGATTGCAACGTGTCGAATTATGCGGGCAGTAGTAATGACCAAGCTCTTACTACCCACGACAATTCTGTAGCGGTGTGGAATAGGGGCTCGATTAGCAATTGCAACGTCGCGGTGGTGCCGACCAACGCGAGCACGATTCGGTTGACCGATACCGAAATCTCTGGAATTACTGGGCAGGTTTTCAATATTGGCGTAACAGGCCGAACCGAGGGCGGGCTCGAAATGACGCGCGGCTCGATTACGTGTCAAGACGTCGATGCGAACTTTGTTTTCTTGTCTCATAACACAACCGACCTTGATGCTTTTTGCAATCTGACAGATGTCGAGATTTCATTGGCGGGCGTCGGCGCAGAGAATCCTATTCGCGGGAATCTGAACATCACGGATTGCATAATCGATTGGCAATTGTCGGCAGGATATTTCGATTTTGATAATATCGCGACGGCGTCGGAAATAAATATCGCGGGCAACGTCTGGGGCATTGGGGCCGCCGCGTCCAATGGTATTATTCAGCCTCGAACGACCAACGCGACGTCAAAGATTCGAGTCGTTCGAAACCGCGTACGCTATGAGCAGGATTTAACGGGCGAATTCCTACTTTGCAATGAAGCACCCGCGCTACTGCTGGTCAGGGGTAACGTGTTTGATGGGCAAGGGTACGGGGGCGG